GTGCTATGAAATCTACTGTCGCAGCGATCTCTGTAGCTGGGTCACGAAACTTACGTGCTGATGGGCTCTCAGGATCGTCAAAATCAATTTCACGGTTCAGTGTGATATTGTCTTTGTTCTTTATAACATATCGTGCAAGGTCAGCAACCTGCTTTTCAAGATCTTGACGCTTACGGAAACCTTCAATAACACGCGCTACATATGGTAGGCTGTCAGCAATGGTTTCGTCAAAGTATGACATAGTGGTTGCATCTTTTAGTTCGTCAATACGTTCTTGTGATACATCTTCGCTTTCTATTGTAAAGCTTTCCATCTGTGCTGCATAACCGCGCGTTGTGCTCATGCTCTTGAGGCTACCACGAAGGTTGCCAATGTGTGCAGTAATCTCTTCGCCAATTTGCGCATCCTCAAAGAAGTCGTTACGCTTGTTCTTGCGGCTGAATTTCTTAAGCTGGTTGAGCTCTTCCATAATACCGTAAATGTGCTGGCCAAAGTCATCAAATGGTGCGCCGCCTTCTTGTACGTGACGCGCCATTGCCTTTGCGGCAGTGATGTTGGTGCTAGGAAACTTAAAGCGTTCCCCTTCTGCGTTCTCAATGAAAATGCTTTCGATCTGTCGTGTGCGGGCGCCTCGCTTTTCTTCGTCAACGCTACGTTTGTGCTTGACGATGATGCGGGCATTACCTAGTTCGTTTACGCTCTTACGCGCTGATCCGTGCCAGCCGCTGAAGCCTTCTTCTACTTTGTTTTTTGCCATGAATGCGAAGTCCCTTGGTTCAATTGATTTGCCAAACGTCTTAACCGTGTATTCGATAATGTAACGGTTGGCTAGGTTGCGAATTGCTGCTAACATTGGTTTAACTGATTTGATGTCGGTGTGGCTGCTGAGGTTGATTACAATTTCGTTTGTTGTCTCATCAACAACATAGTTCACCATCATTTGCAGGTTCTTAGCATAAAAGCGGCGTGCCTCTGCTGGGTCCGTCGTCTTTTTACCATCGTCTGTAAACAGTACGATTTGGTGTCCAAAACCTTTAATAACTTTGAATAGTTGTTCTGCTATGTGCTCTACTGAATTTACCATATCAGTATTTATACAATTATAAAATTCCGACTGGCATCGGTCGGCGTAACTCACTGTCGTCAAAACTGTCTTTGAGATCATCAAATACGTCAGCATCATATTTGGCAACTTGCATTGCCATACGCACGGCTAGAATGGTTGCCATAACTAGGTCGTCAGTCTCACCATCTTTAGCTGCATAGCTATTACCACGAGCAACGAAAGTTTTGAGCTCACGCATAAGATTCTTGCTACGGATTTTCATTGTTTCTTCTTCTACCCAACGCTTGAGTTTTGCACATGATGCAAGTTTGGTAGAGTGCGTTGTGTTGAATCCTTTTCTGTAGCGACGGGAATTACCCTTGCGCTTTGGTTCACTAAGGAATATACCAGGCATATTCTCCTCGCCCATTTCGTCAATTGATATAAGTGCAGCTTCACCCAATGTATTATTTTCCACGCTGTAGTAGATTTCACTATTTGGCGCTTCATCTTCAATCTCTTCCAAGATCTTTTTCATAATTTTGATTTGCATTTGGATTGGCGTCTTGTTGTGCTGCCACTCTCCAATTTGCCGCATCCCTGGAATTGCAAATACCTGTATAGCTGCTGGATCGCCACCAGTTCCTAAACTAGGATCAAGTGCGACTAGATATGTTTGATCATCACGCAACCGATCATACCAACGAACTTGCCCATGCTTGCGTAAAGGCTCCATACCTAAATCCATCTCACTAAGGAAGATTGAATTGATTAATGTCTCGTCAAACGCAATGAATTCACATTCATGCTCACGGCGGAAACGTTCGTCTCCAATCTTGCCACGTTCAGCATCTGCCCATGCCTGGTCACGATCTGGATGTTTGTCCCATTTAGTAATGAATGGGCGGAAGCCGTTTACCCCAAGTTCTGTTTCGTTGCCATATTCATCAATACGCTTGTTAGCTGACTTCCAAATTTGAGCAAACTGGTCATCGTCTTGGTTAGGTGTTGATGTAATAATACATTTACCACCAGTTGAAAGAGTTGGTGAGATAGATGTCCAAAATTCCTCTGCAACACGTGGTGGAACGAATGCAAATTCGTCTAAGTAAACTAGTGAAAGTGACAAACCACGTCCTGTATTCTCGGTCGTAGCTTGCGCAATAATTTTGCTGCCGTTATCAAAAGTAATAGAACCTTTGTTGTATTCTGTGGCGCCTGCACGTATAAAATCTGGGCAACTCTCATACATATAACGTAGACGTGCCATAATTTCTCCAGCGCCGTCACGTTTGTGTGCTGCAATTAAGATTGTACTGTCAGGCTTGAACATTGCAAACCATAGTAAGTATGCTGCCGCACAAGTAGATTTGCCAGTCTGACGTGACAGTAGACTGATTGAGTATCGGTAATCGTTGTATGAATTAATAAGACCTTCCTGATAATCAAAAAGGGTAAAGGCCATCCTACCTTTAGTAGGATGCTGAATGTAACAGTAATTACGTATGAAGTATAGAGGATTGACTGAGCAAAGTGCTAATTCCCTGAGCTCATTCTGTGACATACGTTCCGTAGTATAGGGACGTTTGACTAGGTCGGTGTTTACGGACATGCGTTAATCCTGACTTCGGTGCGCCAATGCTCCGTATTCGACCTCTTCAGATGCACGGTATACGTCACTAGCTGCCTGAGTCAAATCACCCAGATAACTGACATCACCACCAAGTGCGGTGACCCTCTTATACAGTGGACCACCTTCCTTTGCTAGAAACTCGATACGATCAGCCATCTTTTGAATTTCAGCTGTAAGTTTACGGAATGCAACTTCATCCATATCTCCATATGGCGCTTCGTTCATTCCTGCAAGTTGCTTCATACGCGCCAAGTCAGTCATTACTTCTTGCCTTTGAATGACTTGTAAGCTTTAGCCAATGCACCAGGCTTAATGTCTTCAGCAACTGTAACTTTTTGTGGAGTCGCATTTAGATAACGGCGTAGGCTGAGATCAACTGTTTCGCCTTCTGGCTGCTCTTGGTAGTGACCACGGTCATCATACTGCTTATAGACAGAATTTGACCATTCACGCATTTGCTCTTGCTCAGTTCTTGGCATTGATTGCTCAGTTTTGCCAATTCTCTGTAATGCTTCAGCAGGTATTTCGTGCATCTCTTCACCATTACCGATCATGCCAGGCGAGTAGTCATCCTTTTCAAAGCCATCGACGCCCATCTCACCATTAAAAATTGCGGACAGTTCATCCCAAGTAAAAAATTGTTGGTATCTTGAATTGTCAACAGCTACTCCATCAGATGAAATTTTTGCCTGTCCTGTTTCAGTTTCAACAGTATTGGATTCAGCAAATGCCTCGTCCATTTTTTCTTTGTCCTTAGCAGCTTTCTTAGCTGTTTCTTCTTTGTCACCATCATCGTCGATGTCTGCAAAATCTGGTTTATCAGCTTCTTCTAGCTCTTCATCGTCTGACTCTTCAATTGACTCTTCCCAAGGTGCTTTCTTTAGTGACACTTTTTTCTTGCCTGCTTCGTCATCAGCTTTATCAAATGCACGACGCTTTGCTTTTTCGTCATCATCACTTTCAACGACAGGCACATACGTTTCCATAATTTGCTGTACAGTCTTACCGTTATCATTTGGATTATTTGGTCCTAGATCTTCTTTCTTAGCTTGGACAGTGCCTGCTAGAGTGCGTAATCTTTCGAGTTCTGCGTTGTTCATTTTAGTTCTCTACTTTCTTTAGGTGCTCTGCACGCTCTGCGGCAATCTCTTTGATGAAGGAATCTTTAAACTTCTCACCATAAAAATCGTCTGCTTTTATTTTTTCGGCTTCTGAATAATCATCATCACCGAGACGTGGCTTGTAATCTTCTTCAGGCAGTTCTTCTGCTTCATCTTCAATGTGCAGAGGCTCTAGTTTATTGCGTACGATTAGGAAACGCTCATGTATGCCCATTTTTTGTGTTAGCTCTGCTAGCAATGTCAAAGGACTTGCTGGCTGGCGTGTTTTAAAGTCAATCATATAAACTTCTGCTGCATCAATGCTGCGGAAATCACGTGGGTTACGTTGGATGATTGTCTTTTGTGGGGTTCCAATATCGAACCCATCATACTTGCGTAGGTGCAACTCCATTGCGTCGAGCTGCTCGTCTGTTGGCTCACGTGCAATTTTCACACGAAATTCGTGGACTGCTTCGTTTTCTGCCAAATAGTGCCCTAGTTTCTTGTTCATAGGAGTCTCCTGCTTATAAAGTATTTATCCATCACCGTCTCTTTTCATGCCTGCAAGGATGTCATTCAGCATATCATTTCGTGTAGAAATAATATGACCCTCAGTTTCCTGTGATTCTACACCTTCTGACGTTTTAAGGTGGCGCTGTTTAAGGTAATCTAGCTTTTCGTTTTCGTGTTCCAATTTAGCTTTCTGAATCTGTAGTTTAATTACTTCCAGTTTCTTTTGTGCCTTGTTGGTTTTTGCAGTGATTGCGTTGCCCATCATACTGCTAGCTGCATTGAATATATCAGCTGCATGTCGATCTTCAACGTTTTTACCTAAATCAATTAAATCATCAAATGTATCAATTGCCTTACGTGCGTACTCATCATAATCTGTATCAACGTTGTCTAGCCCGCTGACCTGCGGCAAGGCAGCATCAATTTTGTCTGCTCGCTCCATAATCTGATTCATATCAGCAGGGGTGTATAGACTAATTTCATCTACTTCATCCTGATTGATTTCTGGTAAATCCATTGGCGGTAGATTAAATGTATCTTCTAGTTTTCTTGTCATGTTTATTCCTCTATTGGGTCCCAGGGTCTAGTATCTATTACAACAAGTTTAATCCCAAATGGTGATAAATCTACACTCATCCCAAATGCAAGCTCGTCATCATTTCGTGCTAACAACACACAGACAGGAGACTTTTTAGTCTCTTCAGCATAAACGAGGGACTGCCCGATACACTCATAGTGTTTAGTTCGTGTAGCCCAGTCAAATTCCATTACCACGAATGATGTTTGGCAATCAGGACGTAGTCCACTGGGCAAACCTTCAGTCGTACCATTGTACAATTCAGAACATATTAAGTCCGAATAATAGTTTTCACGTTCTGCTGCAGATGCTAACGTTGCTGTGCATACTAACATTACCAATGTTAGTGTTGAAATCCATGTTAGTATTTTCATAGTCTACTCACTCTATAGTTTCCACGCACATCACTGTGCCAGTATTTGCCTTTGCTTGGTGCTTTAACCCACTGTCTAAACATTCCTTCAGGAACACCTAAAATGCGGTATGAGCGGCCATTATTCAATGTCATAATTACTGCGCCTTCTTGGTAATTAAGATCAGCAATCCAACTAGAAAAGACACTAACTTCATCTATTTGTATATCATTTAATTCATTTAGGCGCATTTTGCTTCATCACTATTTCTTTTTGACACTCTTTGCAGATCTCTGATCCATATTCAGTACAATCTTTACATGTCTCTGGCAATTTACTCATCGTTTCTTCCTTTTAGCTACTTTAGGTATTTTAGCTTTCTTTTGTGGTCGTGCTTTTTGTGGCTTATTAAATATCTCTTTCTCTGTAATTATGCGGAAACCAATTCCCTGTTGACGACACCATTGTCGTGCATAATTCCATTTTGCTTCATTTATTACTGCCATCGCCTGATCATACTGCCCTTTAGCATTGCCCATCACTTGCCCGCTTGGCTTAACTTCAACTAGTTCAGCATGTTTTTTACCTTCTTTGTCCATGTAAACGACAAAGAAGTCTGGTATATAATTACTGCGCTTGCCTGTAATAGGATTGATGTAGGGGATTTTGTGACTTTCGCTCGCCCAAGCCAATATAGATGGATGATTGTCACACATACGCATGAACTGCAACTCCCAACCGCTGCGGTATTTAGGAATATGCTTACCAATGTATTTTTCAACATTTTTTGGTTGATAGTTGCCTTGCTGGTAATTTGACATAATAATATTTATGTATTATCAAGTAAGGCGTTTTATGTGTTAAGAAACGGAATTGGATTAAGGGTTTGATTGAATCCTTGCCCTGTGTCACGGGCTGCACCATTAGTTGTAGAATCCTTGCCTTGTTCATTTATTTGAATGCTTTCAGGCTGGAATGTTACACTGTACATAGTAGGATTGCTATCACTGTAATCTAGTGTATCACCTTGAATATTGGTGATTGTAGGATTGATTAAGATTGTTTCACGAAATTCTTGCTTATAACCGACTTGTCTAATCCTAATTCGGGGGAAAAAGTAACGAACGTCATTTGGTGTAAAACCTTGGTCAGTAACAAAATTAGGGTCAACTGTACTGCTACCTTCTAAGCCTACGCGCTGTTCGATACCTTCTCCACCGTTGAAGTAATGCGACAGATAGTCACGCATTAAGTTATGCCATTCATTATCAAATGTATCATAAAATGACACTTGAATTGGTTCGTAGTTGAGTTTGGTTTGCACCACTCTTTTCTTGTTGTATTGGTTCATTAGTTGTGTGTCAACACTGTAGCTGGCAGCGGAAACAGAGCTGACACGAGTAAATGTAATACTGGACTGATCAAATCGTTCCAGTATCAATGTAAAGTTAAATTTTTGGCGTGGCACAAGAAACTGATCGCTATCACTGCGAAAAGCTTCTTGTGCGAAATTAGTAATTGCCATTGCTGCCCTAATTAAGTTGTAGCGTTGGTATCAGCGTTAGTATCACCGTTAAAGAT